GATAGTTCTACAAGACAGCACTCTGGATGAAGTTAGATACACCAAGTATCAAGAGCAATTCCAGATTGAAATGCTGTTGCAGAACGTCATGGGTTTTGGTGACAACGCTGAATTTATTTCTAAGTTTGGTTTAAGAATTACGGATGAGATTGTCTTCCGTGTATCTACTAGACGTTGGGATGAGGAGGTAGCTGAGCATAGTCCTAATCTTACCGTTACTAGTAGACCTAATGAGGGAGACTTATTGTACTTCCCATTAACACAAGACATCTACGAGATCAAGTTTGTTGGTAAAGAAGAACCATTCTTCCAGTTTGGTAAGATTCAATTCTATGCTATTACCGCTGAGATCTATGAAGTTGGTAGTGACGACTTCGATACTGGTGTTGCAGAGATCGATGCAGTTGAACAACTCTTTGATAATGCAATCAAACTAGTCATGGATCCTGGTGGTACAGGAGACTTCACTGTAGGCGAAGAGGTTGCTGGAGATGAGTTCTTAGCAAAAGCAACATCTGCTATTACGGGAGATGCTGTCTCAGGTATTACAATCACAGATGGTGGAGCACATTATAAAGTTGCTACACCACCATCAGTAACTATTTCTGGAGGAGGTGGTACAGGTGCAACAGCTACTGCAACGGTTAGCTCTAGCGGTATTGTCAATGGCATTACTATCACTAGCGGCGGTTCTGGGTACACAAGTGCTCCTGATGTGGTTATTGACTACAGCCCTAAAGACAACAGAGCAGAAGTCAAATCTTGGGATAGTGCAACCAGAGCTCTCTCAGTTATCAATAGAACAGGAACATTCACCACTGCTGAGGTAATCACTGGTTTAACCTCAGGTGCTAAGTGGAGTCCAGAAACCTTCGACACTCTAAATAACGTCAACAGCAGCTACGATCAGAATAGACAGATCGAAAATGATGCTGACAATATCGTGGATTGGACTGAGGGTAATCCATTTGGTGAGTTTGGTAATTTTACAGGTAGTATCTAATGTTAGGATCACATTTTTATAATCAAATTGTTCGTAAGAACATTATTGCGTTTGGTACGCTCTTCAATAACATCACAATGAAGAGTACGGATCCTAGCGATGGTACTGTATTGGAAGAACTTAAGGTTCCACTGGCATATGGTCCTAAGCAAAAATTTATTGTTAGATTAGAAGAGAACGCATCTAATAGAAAAGTAGCAATTACTTTACCTCGTCTCTATTTTGAGATGACTAGTATTGATTATGATTCTACTCGTAAGACATCACCTATTCAAAAATATAAAACTATTATTGATGGTAATGGTGGTGAAGTAAGAGTACAGTATGTTCCTGTTCCTTACAATCTAAGTTTTGAACTAGGAGTAATGGCAAAATCACAAGATGATGCATTACAAATTACTGAGCAAATTTTACCATACTTCCAACCATCATTTTCTATAACTCTCAATATGATTCCTGATATGGATGAGAAGAGAGATATTGCTATTGTTTTAAACAACGTTAGCTACGAAGATGAATGGGATGATAGTTTTTATGAACGTAGATATATCATCTACACTTTAAACTTCACAATGAAGTCTTATCTATACGGTCCTTACAACACCGCAGATGTTATCAAGAAAGCAATCATTCATGAAACTCTTGGTGACGCAGCAGTTAATCGTAGAGCTATTACACGAACATACACACCAGTTGCTAAGACAGATATTAATACTGATGGCAATATTGATGCAGCAGATACTGCATTACTAGATGCTGGTGATGACTTTGGATTTAATGAGGGGATTCAGATATTATGAGTAGCTTAGAAGAAAACATGGAGGAGATGCTGAACATCAGTGTTGATGTTGAGTCGCAACCTATCAAACCTGCACCTCCCAAAACTACTAAAGATGATCAGACAAAAGACTATGAGTACACCCGTGGTGAATTATACTCACTCATAGATAAGGGTCAGGAGGCGGTACAAGGCGCTTTAGAGGTCGCTCAGGAGTCAGGGCACCCAAGAGCGTATGAAGTCGCTGTAGCGGCAATGAAGCACGTCGCAGACATGACTGAGAAACTACAGGCGCTTCATAAGAATATGAAAGACCTTGATGAAGAACAAAAAGGTCCTTCAAAAGTCACTAATAATGCTATGTTTGTAGGTTCTACATCAGAATTACAGAAAATGTTGAAAGAAATGGGTGGTGGAAAACGCTAAATAATCTAGTTAACCCTGATACTTGGTATGAGAAGCTACGAAGAATTTAAAAGACTCACTGAGTCTGCCAATGCTCAGGAGAACGAGATTTTAGAAGGTGCAGCCTGGACAAAGAAGGCTGGTAAATCAAAAGAAGGTGGACTTAACGAGAAAGGAAGGAAGTCTTACGAGAGAGCAAATCCTGGATCTGACCTTAAAGCACCAAGCAAGAAGGTTGGAAATCCCCGTAGGGCATCATTCTGCGCTCGAATGAAAGGAATGAAAAAGAAATTAACTTCAAAGAAAACTGCCAGCGATCCTGATAGCAGGATCAACAAATCACTACGTGCGTGGAATTGCTAACAATTCAAATAAAATAATTGTTAAAATGATGTAAAATATGCTCATAGATTCTATAATTAGATATGAGCTTAGCTGATAACATGAGACTTAATGACACTGACGTAACACGTATTATCACTGCCTGCAAGCTTTACCAAGAGCATACAGGATCCGAATGGATGTGGGAACAATACGAGTCGTTAGTGAATAAACTTAAGGTATATAAAGATCAGTATTCTACGGACTAAAACATGTTAGATATTTTCGGATCAAACCCATCCGTGTATACATTACCAGGCACATGGGAACCGCAACCAGACATAGTATATGACCCAACATTTTTAATGATTGGTGCATCAGTAACAATTATGACTGCTGGTATAGTATTTTTACTATCAATTCGGGGAAAAAGAAAACGAGTTTAATTAAACAAAACAATATGAAACAAATCAACATTGTTGTTTTAGACATCACTGTTGCAATACTAGATTTTCTCTATAGAGGTAGAGACTATCAACGCTTTTGGGTGCTGGAGGAAATAGCTCGGGCACCCTATTTTGCGTTTTTAAGTGTATTACATTTCAGAGAAAGTATGGGATTGCGAGGACCAGAACACCTTTATCTAATGGAGGAACATTTTGCTCAAACTCTTAACGAAACAGAACATTTGGAATACATGGAATCTAGGGGCGGTAATGCTTATTGGGTGGATCGCGCTCTCGCCAGACACCTCGTACTTATCTACTATTGGGTCAACGTGGTTTATTACTGGGTGGCTCCTAGGTCTGCTTACCATCTCTCCTACGAAGTAGAGATTCACGCGGCGCATACATATGAAAAGTTCTTGGAAACAAATAAGGATGATGAGCGTATTGTAGAAATTATGAATGACGAATTAGAACATGCTAGTGAATTATCAAACGCAATGGAGTTAATTAAATGAAAGTAGGAATGATCGGATTAGGTCGTATGGGTGAGGGTATGTCCCGCCGTATGATCAAACAAGGTATTGAAGTATGGGGTTACAGAAACAATTACGAAAAAGCTTCTAAACAATATGAGAAGGGTTACATCAGTGGATGTACTACCTCTATTGAAAATCTAGTTCAGGCAGTTCACAATGGACGTGGGGTTTTTGGTGATCCTGCTTTTAGACCAGGTATTTTTATGATGGTTGTACCAGCAGAAACAGTTGAGGATACTATTAATGAACTACTACAGTTTTGTGGTGAAGGAGATATTATTATTGATCACGGCAATAGTAATTTTAAAGACAGTAGGAGACGGGCAGAACGTCTTGCAAAACTGGGCATCGCGTATATTGACTGTGGTACTAGTGGTGGTGTTTACGGTCTGGAGCGTGGATACTGTCTTATGGTTGGTGGCGGAAGTGGCGCAGTCAGTAGCTGCTCTGCAATCTTCAACGCACTTGCACCTGGCGTTACCGCTACACCTCGCACGAACGAAGGTTCTTATCTAACACAAGCAGAATCAGGTTGGTTACATTGTGGCGGACCTGGCGCTGGTCACTTTGTCAAAATGGTTCATAATGGTATTGAATATGGAATCATGCAAGCATACGCAGAAGGATTTAATATCCTGCATGAAGCTAATGCTGGGTCAGTTTATGTTAAGGAGGGCGATGCTGAGGTTGCTCCGATGGAGAATCCAGAAGATTATCAATATGATATTGATGTTCCTCAGGTTGCTGAGCTATGGCGTCGTGGTTCTGTTGTTGGTAGTTGGTTACTTGATCTTACCGCTGACGTTCTACGGCATGATAATGACCTTAGCAAATTCGATGGGGGAGTTAGCGATAGTGGTGAAGGTCGTTGGACTGTCAACGCTGCTGTGGATCTTGGTGTACCCACACCTGTTATCTCTGCCGCATTATATGAACGGTTTAATTCTCGCAGATTGGGAGAATTCGGAAACAAAATCTTGAATGGAATGCGATACATGTTTGGAGGTCACGATGTTAGGTAATGTCTTACTTTGGACAGCACTACCATTTGTATGTGCCACCATCGCATTTGGAAGACTTAAAGGTGAAAACAATTACTACGAATCTGAAAATTATGACGGAAACGGATGCGCTCATTAGTAAACGCATAGTTATCTTTGGTGCTACTGGAGATCTATGTAAAAGAAAATTAATTCCTGCATTATATGAACTGTGGAAGAAACAACTTCTTCCACAAGGATTGCTTATCGTTGGTGCGTCTCGTAGAGAGATGTGCCCTAACGAATGGAGAAAATCACTGGGAGATTACCCAGAAGATTTTATGGATTGGTTAGATTTTGTTTCATGCGATCTTGACTGTAAAGAGAGTTTAATGAGACTGCACGATAAAAGTGTAGATACAACATACTTCCTATCTGTTCCACCAGAGAGATACGAAAATGCAATTGTCAATCTTAAAGAAGCTGGGTTCTTGGATGACTCAGAACACTCCAGAGTGGTTATCGAAAAACCCTTTGGGACTGATTTTAAATCTGCTGATCATCTACAGTCAGTGGTGGAGCGACATTTACGCGAAAAACAAGTCTATCGCATTGACCATTATCTCGGTAAAGATACTGTTAATAGTATCCTCGCCACTCGTTTTAGCAATATACTTCTTGAACCACTTTGGAATAGGCAGTACATAGAAGAAGTTCAAATCTTCGCAACTGAAACTATTGGATGTGAAGGTCGCTCTCAATACTACGAGACTGCTGGTGCTGTACGTGATATGCTACAGAACCACATTCTACAGGTTCTTGCACTCGTAGCTATGGAACCACCTAGTAAAATGAATGCTAGGGAATTAAGACGCGAGAAGACAAAAGTGCTCGCAGCAACTAAACTTGGAACTAATCTTATCTTAGGTCAATATGAATCCTATCGTACTGAAGACGGTGTTGATCCTCTCAGTAACACTCCTACCTATTTTGCTGGTTCTCTATTCGTCAATAACTGGCGTTGGGAGGGCGTACCTTTTAACGTCATGACTGGTAAGAAAATGCCGTATGGGTGTGTAGAGGTTGTAGTAAAACTCAAAGCACCACCGCAGCAATTATTTGATGGACACGAATTCAATGATAGAATTGTTTTGCGTCTGCAACCCAATCCACATCTAGATATTCGTATTGATATTAAATCGCCAGGACTTAATGACGATGTAGAAACTGCAACTTTGACACATGCATATCCACAAGACAGAGCTATTGATGGGTATGAAAAACTTCTTTATGATGCTATTACCAATGATCAATCTCACTTTGTTCATGCAGAAGAAGTTATGGAGTCATGGAGAATTGTTGATGACCTAATCTGCGTGGGTCCTAAGTGTTCAATTCGTACTACTCCTTATCTTTATCACGAAGGTATCTGGGGACCTGTTCATAAAACAGAGTTCATAACTAATTGGGATTATCCAGAATGACACATCAAGTTTTATTGTTTGTTAGACACGCCATGGAAACTCAATGGTCTCTGGGATTTTTAGCTTTGATATTAGTAGTAGTTCCCATCATAGGAATGGATCTTGTTCATAAATATGGATGGGAACATTGGCAACCCTTTAAATGAGTTTGCATAAACGCCACGGTCCTCTAAGTGGCGACGAAATAATTGAGCAAAGAGAACTAAGAAAACAATTACGTGAACGTATAAAACAACTTCGTATGCAACAATATATTGATGATGACGAAGAACCAGATATTTTTATAGGAGCAGGCATATGAATCTTCTCCTACGTCCACTTGATAACTCCAATGATCCTGTGTGGAGTGTGATCATTTTACTGATCATTCTCCTCATGGGAGTTTCGTATTACATATATACTCTTATGGTTTATGCATTTAAGGAGTTAGAAGATGGGAGCAATGACACCCCCAAGCAGGAAGAGCTGCTACAACTTCAGAGTGACGGAGATCAATCGTGTTCTTGACGGCGATACTATTGATGTCACCATTGATCTTGGGTTTGACTTATACAAGAAAGAAAGAGTTAGAGTTGCAGGAGTTGATACGCCAGAGAAAAGAACAAGAGACTTGGAAGAGAAGGCACTGGGATTAGATGCTACTAATTGGTTGAAAGAAAAATTAGAAAGCACTCTAGCTGGTGAAGAAGAACTTAGTATTAGAACTGAACTCAAAGGAGGCGTTGGTAAATATGGGCGTCTTCTAGGGTGGCTATATATTGGAGATGCGGAAGTATCTCTTAACGAAGCTATGATTACCGAAGGATATGCTTGGGCGTATGATGGAGGTACAAAGCAAAAAGATTTTGAAGAACTCCGTGAAATACGTAGAACTAACGGTACATTAGAATGAGAGACACATTGATTAAGGCACTTCTGGCACACGCCCAAGGAGATATTGCCAAACATAGAGCTAACGTTGAAGTATACTTAGCAAATGCTGTTGGTATTGGAGAGCATTCCAATATCATTGAAGCAATTGAAGAAGAGTTAAATATGATTGCCAAGTATCAAGATCAGATTGAAGTTATTAACAAATATTTTAAACAAAAACCAGCTGCTGAAGCAGATTATTCAGCGTACAAATCTCAAGAATATAGACCAGAATAAATGACACAAGATACTAATCAAGAGTATGATGATGATTGGTATTGTGAATTTAGGATGGGAATACATGACGTTAAAAATCTGTATTCTACAGTTTGTTTTGCATTAGAAACCTGGCCAGGTTCTCCTAGGCGTCCAGTGGAAGAACAGGAATATCTAATACAGATGAAGCAACAATTGTTTGCTATGCTTGCAGAGTATACCTTTACCCATATTGAAGTACAGGAGTAACTTAAGATGACAGAATTTTCAGATTTTAAATTGGAGAGGAAGGAGTGTGAGAAGTGTGGAGCAACGTGGATCAATGGTAAGCATGTCTGGCGTGGCACTGGGGCTTCATCTGACTCTAGTGAGCTTGACCTTGCTGGTCTTGTTTGCAACAAGCTAGGTAATCATCAATGCATCAATCCCAAGAAAGGACAAGAAGGAGGTCAAACTTGGGAATACCGTGCAGGATTTATTGATGGTATGCTGAAAGGAAAGAAAGATACCATGCAAATGATTAACAAAAATTTTGATTTCTAAATATTAAGTAGTGAACTAGTTTTGATGTGGCAAGCAATGATGTTTATTTGGGAAACCCGAATCTAAAGAAAGCGGGAACCCCAATACAATTTACAAAGAAGCAAATTGATGAATGGATCAAGTGTAAGAATGATCCAATTTATTTTGCTACACATTATATTAAGATCATTTCACTTGACGAAGGTCTAGTACCTTTTGACATGTATGATTTTCAAAAAGAAATTCTGAGAGACTTTCATGAAAACAGATTCAACATTGCGAAACTTCCTAGACAAACTGGTAAGAGCACCACTGTGGTCGCTTATC